GTCAGGTAGGCTTCCTCGCGTCCCAGCGTCTCGACGGCAAGCTCATCCTGCCGGAAGCGATCAAGGTCCTGCAGCAGAAGGCGTAATGGAGGGTATACTTGGAAATCGTGGAGACTCCTGTGGGCGACGTGACCCGCAACTGTAAGAACTACGCGACGGATGGCGGCGATCGACTGGTGATCGGTGGCACGCTGGAGATTCAGGAGGGAGCTTCGGTGACGGGGCTTCCCTCCGCTGCGGCGGACAGTTCCGGTGTCGTCCGTATCGCCGCCAACCAGGCTGCGAGCGTCGCGGCAGACATTGCCGCGCTGACTGTAGATTTCAATACGCTGCTTGCTGCGCTGAAGGCGGCCGGGATCATGGCGGCGGACGCATAACGATATGAGTACGTTGCTGGAGAAGGTCAAAGCGAACCTGATCCTTGAACATGACACAGATGACGATCTTGTTCTGCGTCTGATCGACGCTGCTGTTTCTTACGCGGAAAGCTATCAGCACCTTACTGCCGGAACTTACGAAGTGGCGGGTATGCCGCCAACGACCGAAGCTGCAGTCATCATGCTCGCCTCACATTTCTACGAAAGCCGGGACGGCAGCACAGGCGGATTCTTCGCGGACAACGTACAGGCTGGTCAGCAGGTGTGGAACACGGTGAATACACTGCTCCGACTCGATCGGGATTGGAAGGTGGGTTCGTGAGCTTTGGCAAAATGAACGTGCGCATCTCGATTGTTGAAGAAACAATCGGTAAGGACGCGGAAGGATTTGCAACAAAAACGGATACGATCGTCGTGTCCGTACATGCGTACCGGGAAGGGCGGCACGGCTCTCAGAAATGGGTCAACCGTGCCGCTTTCTCGGAAGCGACCGATCTGTTCCGCTTTCGAACGATTCCTGGTCTGATCGTTACAACGGAGCATGTGATTCTGTGCGATGGCGAACGGTTCGAAATCACATCCGTTGAGGATGTAAAGGGAAAAAAGATGTACCTCGAGGTGTTGGCAAAGAAAATGGAGGCGTCGCATGGCTAAGGTGTCGATACAGCTTCCAACGGCATTCATGGATCAGTTGACGAAGATTGATTCGAAAACAGATATTGCGATTCCGAAGGCACTGGAGGCTGGCGGCAAGGTTGTATTTGAGAAAATGAAGAGTAACCTGAGCCGCGCAATCGGCAGGAATACGAAGTATCAATCCCGTTCGACTGGCAAACTGCTCACGGCGCTTGGTGTTTCACCGGTAAAGGTGAACGACGAGGGTAACTTTGATGTCAAGGTAGGATTTTCCGAGAGCCGGAGCGTGAGCAACGCCATGCTGGCAAACATTCTGGAATATGGAAAGCATGGTCAACCGCCGAAGCCGATTCTAAAGCCGACACGGGCTTCCAGCAGAAAACCCTGTATCGAGGCTATGCAGAACGTGCTGAAGGGAGAGCTGGGAGTGAAGTGAGCATGCTGGAAGAATTAAACACGATCGTGGAAAGCGTAGGGCTTCCGGTCGAGACGGGCGTCTTCGCCAGAACAGCGCCGGAAGAGTATGTCGTGATCACCCCGATCTCGGAGCATTTCACGTTGTACTGTGACGACTATCCCGGACTGAATGTCGAGGAAGCGCGGTTGTCGCTCTTTTCGAAGAGAAACTATACCAAAAAGAAAGACCAGCTTGTCCGAGCATTGCTCTCGGCGGGATTTATCGTGACTGATCGGCGATTCATAGGCCGTGAAGACGATACGGGATATTTTCACGTTGCGATTGACGTCGCAAAAGAAACGGAGGAAAACTGAATGGCTACAGTGGGGTTGGACCGGCTGTATTATTCCAAGATAACGGAGGACTCAGCCGGGGATGAAACGTACGGCACGCCGCAGATGCTGGCAAAGGCGATGTCTGCGGATCTGGAGATCGAGTTGAATGAAGCGACGCTGTTCGCCGACGATGCAGCCGCAGAGGTCGTAAAGGAGTTCAAGAGCGGTAAACTCTCGCTCGGAATCAACGACATCGGGGCTGCGGTCGCCGGCGATCTGGTTGGAGCGGTGATCGATGATAACGGCGTGGTGATCTCGCAGGGCGAAGGGATGCCATCGCCGGTGGCTGTTGGATTTCGAGCAAAGAAGAGCAACGGCAAGTACCGGTACTTCTGGCTCTATCGCGTGATTTTCGGCATTCCGGCAACGAATCTTGCCACGAGAGGCGACAGCATAAGCTTCAACACGCCGACGGTCGAAGGAACGATCTTCCGACGCAATAAGATCGATGGACAGGGTAAGCATCCGTGGAAAGCCGAAGTCAATGAAGATGACGCGAGCGTATTACCGGCAACGATCACCGGGTGGTATACGGCCGTATATGAACCCACGTTTGCCGCGACGGTGGAGTAAAGGAGATGTCATATGGAAAGTGAACGCGCAACACCTATCTCGATTAGCGGCAAGACATATGAACTGGTACTGACCACTGGGGCTACGAAACAGATTGCAAAGCGCTACGGTGGACTGGCGAGCCTCGGTGATAAGCTCATGAAAGCGGAGAATTTCGAGAACGCTTTGGACGAACTGATCTGGCTGATTGCGCTGCTGGCGAACCAGAGCATCCTGATTCATAACTTCCAGCATCCGGAGGATAAGCGAGAGCTGCTGACGGAAGAAGCGATTGAGCTTCTTACCACGCCGACGGATTTGTCGGATTACAAGGACGCGATTATGGATTCCATGCTGCGCGGGACCAAGCGATTTGTCGAGAGTGAACCGCAACCGGAAAAAAACGCGCCTGCCGGGTGAGCGATGAAGAAACGTTTGCCCGGTTGCTCTTTTACGGAGTGACTCTGCTGAGTCGGCCGGAGCGCGAAGTCTGGCTCATGCCGCTTGGCGCTCTTTTGGATCAGTGGGAGGTGTATCAGCAGTTTCATGGGCTGGCAAAAACGAAAGTGGAATACTCAATCGAGGATGTTATTCCTGTTGGAATATGAAAACTGGCAGAAGCCATGCTCCTGCCAGTAGATGTCAACGATCAAATGATATTGTAACGGTATTATGCGTTGCTATTGCTTTGGCAGCGCATAAAGTTCATCGATGCTCATGCCGAAACGTTCCTGTACCAACTGCTCGAAATAAGCAAGGGGTTTATCATAGAAATCCTCGCCTTGTGTACCAAAGGCATCGTTGAACATACGGGTTAACGTATCCGGATCGGGGTATTGTCCGGTATACTCCTTCGTGGCAGGAAAGTAGTCGAATGCGGCTCCTTCGGTATTACTGTCTATGGAAATATGATATTTATCCTCGCTCAGAAGATATGTGATCCGCAACCCGTAACCGTTAACCTGATCCAAATATTCAATGTTCCAGTCTTCGTTAAAGCTGCCCCACTCCGGTCTGTGAATTGCGACATTCATATAGTGAGGATCGTGCTGCTCATATACACCGCACGTTCCAGCAGAATCGAAACCAAACCCAAATTTTGTCAGAGAAAATTCAGGCTCAACGTAATCGCTTAGCGGGAAATTGAGCTCGTTGCTGGATTGCAAAACTAAGATAGCGGCACCAAACCGGTTGTCGAAGACAAGGGTGTTTTTAATCAGACCATAAGGAATGTCGACAGCTGGAAGCCCGTACCACTCTCTCCACTCGCTTTGTGGGATTTCGGCAATGCGCTGTTTTGCTGCCTCGGCATCATCAACATAGTATTGCACTCCAATGACAGCTTCATTTATTTGCAGGTTCACTTCAATACTGCACTCTGCAAAGTCTGTCTCGATCTTGATGAGATCTTTGACGGAGGCCAGGGCGGACATGTTGTAATTGTCGCGTATCAGGTCGGTGTATTTTCCCAGATCTTTATCGGGTACATAATACTTCAACTCGATGCGACATGCCCCGTTTTCGTGCTTTTCGTCGTGTGGTTTCTGCTGCCAGATTGTTACGATACTGCCGTCTTTTGCGGAAAACTCGCTAAACCCATTCTTGGAGTATTCATCAAAGCGGTCGCCTTTCTCTTGCTCTGAAAGACC